GCGGGGGTGAATACGTCGGCAGGAACCGTTGCATCGCCAACGATGACACCTGCGAAGGACCGAAAGCCAGAGGCACTGATTACTGCATCGGTCATTTGCGCAACAAGAAGAAGGTTGAAGAGTCGTGAATTTGGCTGAAGTGCGCACGATGGTGCGCGACATTTCCGACTTGGATACGGTAGACCTGCCGAACAGTTTGCTGGATACGTTCGTAAAGGAAGCGTTTCAGCGCATCATCGCTTTGGAGCGACGCTGGCCGTTCTACCAAGAAACGTACACCCTAAACACGGTCGCTAATCAGCGTCCGTACACGATTTCTACTATCGGGGACATACGCGAAATCATCTCGATTGTGGAGACTACGGCATCTGGTAACAGGTTTACTGAGATTGCTTACGATGATGCTGAGGATGTGTGGTTGGGGAATACGGATGTTCCGGGTCGCCCCTACTTTTGGGCTGTGTGGGATGGGCAGATTCACCTGTACCCGAAGCCCGATGTTGTTTACCCCTTGACTGTCCGCGCTTACCGTAACCCGTCGTACACGTGGTTGACAAACACGGCTACCGAAATTGACATGGACAACTGGTTCCACATCTTGTTGGCGTACTACGCGCTTGCGCGCGTGTACCAGCGTCAAGAGGACAATGAGATGGCGATGATGTATCAGCGTTCGTTTGAGGAGGGTGTGGCGATGGCTCGCCGCGATTTGATGAAGCCGCGGTCGCATCGACCGCTGCTTTTGTCTGGTGGCAGGAAGTATCCGACGATGCGTAGATGGTTGCAGACTCTGGGGGCGACGCTTGGGTCATGAGCAGACTGTTGACGGACCGCTACGACGATTTCACTGGTGGGTTGAACCTTCGCGCTGACCAGTTTCAGTTGGCGAAGAATGAGTCGCCTGACATGTTGAATGTGGAGATTGACCCTCGTGGTGGGGTGTTTAGTCGTGGTGGTATGCACAGGTTGAATACGACTGCTGTTGCTGGGACGTGGAAACCTGAGCGTCTGTATTCGTTTTATGGTGATTCGTCTCGGTTGATGTTGACCAACAACACGAACGTGTTTTGGTCGTCTGGGGCGAACTTTACGAAGTTGGAGTATTCGTCTGGTAATGCGATTGTTTCTGCTTCGTCTCACGGTGCTTGTATGTATGCGTGGGGTGACACGTTGTACATTACGACTGGTGCTGCTACTGGGAAAGTTGGCTACAGGTGGAAGACAACCGACACGTATGCGACTGCGTTGTCTGCTAATGGTCCGACGTGGCAGCCGTACAACAACCCGATTGGCGGCTTTATGCCGCGTGCTGAGCATGTGATTACGCATACGAACAAGTTGTTTGTTGCGGACACTTTTGAGGATGGTGTGCGTTATCCGAATCGTTTGCGTTGGTCGCATGAGGGTTTGCCGGGTGACTGGATGGCTAACGACTACATCGATTTCAACGGCGGCGGTCTCGGTATTCGCGCAATGGCAATCGTTGCTGGTCAACTCGTCATCTTCAAACCAAACGGCATCTATCTGCTGGTCGGTAACTCCTCGGACAACTTCCAAGTTGTTGAGTTGTCCACGAACCTCGGCACTGCCAACCATCACAGTGTGGCGCAGGCTGAAGATGGTGTGTACTTCTATTCGAATCCTGAGGGTGTGTTCTTTTACGATGGTACGAAGATTTTGGATGTGTTTGAGCCGCTGCGTCCATTGGTGGACGAGCGGCTTTTGTCCACTGCTTCTACCGAGCCGTATTCGGTGTCGTGGATTGGTCGTCGCGCGTGGATTGCTTTGCCGTACGACCCGGACAATGTGGTGACCAAGCCGACTCGCAACTATGTGTTTGACCCTTCAATTGGTCAGCGTGGCGCGTACATGCAGTTCGCCAGCCATGACGGTTATGGGCTGATTGGTGGTTGTGACTGGACCGATGACAACAACGTCAACTACCGTGTCGCTTGCCATCCGACGCAAGCGTACATCTTGAAGGTTGATTTGTACGAAGAAGAGCAGGACAACATCAACGGCACTGCGACTTCATTCAATTCCTACTATCGCACTGGGTGGGTGGATGGGAATACGTATGCGCAGAAGAAGATGTTCCGCAGACCTGACATTGTGTTCAAGCAGGTTGACACTCAGCGTGTTGTGAACGTGAAGGTGTACCAGAACTATGAGGAGGCTTCTGGTAACGAGCGTAAGCAGTTCAATGTGACGTTGAGTGGTACGGGGACAGGTGCGTATTGGGGTACGGATTTGTGGGGTACTGGTTTGTGGGGTACTTCGTCTGAGGGTGTGACGGTGAAGAATGGTCGCAATCTTGGTTTGGCTCGCAGCGTGCAGTTATTGTTCACTGGTCCGTCAAACGGTAACTGGGGGATTGATTCGATTACTTACAAGTACAACAACCGAAAGGTGAGTGGCTGATGCCTCTGTCTATTCCTTACTCGTTTACGTCTGGCACGGTGATTGAAGCCGCGGAGATGAACAGCAACTTTACCGCAACGAAGAACTTCGTTGACGGTGTGGCTGCTGGTACGAACATTGATGCTGGTGCGATTACGGCAGCAAAGATTGCTACTGGTGCGGTGGAAACTGCGAAGATTGCGGATAGTGCGGTGACAGCGATAAAGATTGCTGATGGGACGATTACTTCAGCAAAGTTGGCTCCGGGTGTGGGTGGCGGTAACGGTGATGATGACCAAATTGTGTTGGGTGTGCAGGTGTTCGGATGAGAAGCCCTTGGTCTTCGCCCATTATCAACACTTTGACGACGGACGATGCTGGACGTTTGCAGCAGATTTTTATGTCGTTGTCGAAGGAGTTGACTGAGGTGCGTGCGGAGATGGATGATTTGAAGAGGATGGTTGCACGAATGGACAGAGGTAATTATGGCGTACGACCCTAGTTTGTATGAGGCGCGTAGGCGCGGTTACACGGAGAATTATGCGGCTACGGCTGCGGCGAATCAGTTTGCTAGGACGTTGTCTCAGCAGCGTGGTGCTCGTCAGCGTCAAACTGCGTTGCGTCAGTTTGAGCAGGCGCAGCCGCGTTTGGTGCGCGGGTATTCGCAGCGTAATCTTGTGTCTCCGTCGGTTCGCAGCGGCTTGTTTAGCCGCGCGATGCAGGAGTTTGGGCAGGAGCGTGCACGTGGTTTGTCTGATTTGGAGCAGCAGCAGATGAATGAGTTCCGTCAGATGGATTTGGAGGATGCGCGTTTGTTGCAGGATTATCGTCGGATGTTGGGTGATTTGGAAATGGAAAAAGCAAGAGAGATAGCGGACGCTGCTAGGCAGTTGTTTGCGTTTAGAGCAGGAGCAGCGTAATGGCACGTGGTATCACTCAATACGGAGATGGCAATAGGCAGCCTGTTGATTCTGAGACACGCAGGTTTATGGACCCGCGTATTCGTGCGACGTTTGGTCCGGGTAATACGACGACGCAGAAGAATCGTAAGTTGACGGACCAAGAAATTCTTGCTGGGTTTTTCCGTCAAGGTTTGCCTGCTGCGGAAAGGGAGTTGGCTGGTTTGGATTCTGGGCTGGTTCCGTTTTCAACTTCGACTGGTCCGAAGGCTTCTGATGTTCTTGCTGCGCGCAAGTTTGAGTATGAGATGCAGCAGGATGCTGCTGAGGCTGCACGTGCTCAGCGCACGTTGCAGGCGTATCAGAACATGTTGTCTGGTGGCGGGTATCGGAGCGGTTCTGATGCGATTCTTGGGATGATTGGTGCTGAGGGCACACGTTCTCAGGCTGCTGTTCAGGATGCGTATCGTCGTGCTTTGGAGAACATTGGTGCTGGTTATGAGACTGCTCAGGGTTTGACTTCGCAGGGGTATGGTGCGTTGGAGAACTATTTGCGTGAGAATCAGAATAACCCGTTTGCGAATGTGCAGGTTTCGGCTGGGACAGCGCCTGATGCGATGGAGCAGTTGTTGTCTGCGTATGGTGTGTCGGCTGACCCTGTGCGTGCGCAGGTTGCTGCGGAGCAGGCTGCGGCTGAGCAGGGTGCTGCTGGGTTTCAGAATTTGTTGAATACGTTGGGTGGTGTGGCTCAGCAGGCTGATTTGTCTCGTTTGGCTGAGTTGGAGATGGCTAGGACGTTGGCTGGTCAGACGCTTGGTACGCAGCGTGCGACGTATTCGTCGCAGGCTGAGCAGGCTCGTGCTCAGGCTTTGGCTCAGATTGAGGCTCAGTTGGCTCAGGCTCGTATTGAGCAGGAGATTGCGGCTCAGGCTCGTCGTCAGCAGATTGAGGATGCGATTGCTGCTGCTGGTGGTTCAGTTGGTTCTGGCTCTGGTTCTGGTTCTGGCTCTGGTTCTGGCTCTGGCTCTGGTTCTGGTTCAAGCGGTGGAGGCGGTGGGGGTGAGTCAGAAGAA